TAGACGCTGACGATGGAACGTTTACAGAAAACAATTTCCAATTTAATGTATCTCTACAAGTTGTCGATCAGATTGACTTCAACAAGATCATAAGCACCGACAAATTCACAACTAACGACAACAGACAAGATGTATATAACACTTCTTTACAGTCGCTTAGACGCGCTTATAATGAGTTAGCACGTAATGCAGTTATAAGTGTCTCAGGAAATAGTACTTTTAATAAGGTAAGGAATCAAAAAAACGGCTTAGTAGGTTATCAACTAGATATGCTTATAGAAGTGCCTAACGATATCATGAGTATATGTCCGTAGAGAAAGCCTTAGATACATTTGGTAAAAGGGTACAGCAACAGTCAAGATCTAATTTAACACGCCTTAAAAAGAACGTAAGCGGTGACTTATACAAGGGTACTAAATACGATTTAACCGTTAGTGCTAACTCCTTTAGCCTATCGTTTCCAATGACTCCTTACTGGAACTTTCAAGATGCAGGAGTAAGTGGTACGGAGCGTAAATTTAATACGCCATTTTCTTACAAGACAAAGAGGCCGCCAGCACATATATTTGAATCTTGGGCAAAGCGTAAAGGAATAAAACCACGTGGAGCGAACGGACAATTTACTACCTATAAATCATTTGGTTTTGCCGTTGCTAATTCTGTTTTTAAGAAGGGATTGAAACCTACTAAGTTTTTTACTACTCCTTTTGAGAATGAATTTAACAAATTGCCAGATGAGATCGTTAAGGCTTACTCTTTAGAACTTGACGATCTATTAATATTTAGCACTACTTAAACAAAAACAGTATAAATGTCGTTATAAATGTATGGCTACATTTTCAGAAATAGATATTACTTTCACAGACTTTTTTGTAACAGACTCAAACCTTGACGCTTTTAATATAGTTGTTTTAAACGTAAGCACCGACATACCTTTTAAACTAAATGAGATTGTAGTAACTACAAGGTCAGGAGCTAATGAATTTACACAAGGCGATAGTGCAGTTACTCAAGCACAATTTTATAAGGCTGCAATAGATGCCGACTATGTAGCGGGTGGGGAGTATGAGTGTACTATATCAGGCGCAGTAGTTACGATAAAAAGCACCGTTAACTCTTACCAATTTCAAAATATAATAGTAGGTCAAGCTAACTTGCCAAGATTTACTACCGTGATACGTAACTACTCTATACCAGTTACAGATACTACTGGTTTACTTTTGGCGAGATCAAACTACTATCTTACTAGAGATATAACTACAGAGGCTTTTATAGAGGTTAAAATGTATTTTAGAAGTGGGGAATTTGCCGATCCATTAGGTACTCCTAACTATATTAAAAAAATATTTAGACCTAGCGTCAATTGGGAATATTTCGACGTCCTTATTTCTAGGTTTGCCTTAGATTTTCTTAATCCTAAGCCAGTGTATAGCGCGACTAATGGCTTAGTAAATAGCTTAGTAGGTTCAGTCGTAGCAACAACTATAACAACTTCAACGGATATAAGCACAACGCCCACTGAAAGGCTAAAAAATGCACTAACAACAAGGGGTTATTCTAACTATTCTGAGGGCATTAACTTGTTAAATGATAAAATAATACTATTAACTTCTCTTAATAATCAAATTTTAAAAGGAGGTCAGATAATGATCCCACTTATAGCGGGTAATATATTAACTATTAAAAATGATCAGGGTGTTACTTTAGAAACCGAAACAGTAGTCGAAGGAGACAAAGCAGAAAATTCAATAGTCTATTATTTTTATGACACAGGTTCAAGTGAAAGCACTTTTTTTACGGTTAACGACACTTATATTTTTGAGGTAGTAGAAGAGTGTAAATATACGCCCCAAATAGTCTATTTCTTAAATAAGTTCGGAGTGTTTGAATCATTCACTTTCTTTAAGGCTAAAGAATCAAACGTATCATTTACAGAGGAAGGAGAGTTTAAAAATAACTTTGTGTTAGGCGGTACATATGATATTACCAGACATCTATATAGGAGCGGTAATAAGAACGCAAGGGAAACTATAACGCTAAACACTGGCTATATTAATGAAACACAAAATGAAGTTATTAGAGGTATTTTAAATAGTGACCATGTTTTTTTTAACAACGCAGGAACATTCGTACCAGTTAACGTAGATACTAAATCACTTAAAGTATTAAGCAAGATAAACGATAAGTTAATTAATTACACTATCGATTTTAAAAACTCATTTGATACCGTACAAAATGTCTAACATTGACCTAGCTTTATACGTAGAGGGTAAAAGAATTACTTTATTTCCTGATGAAAAGATAAGGCTTAAAAGGTCTGTTCAATCTTTGCAGGATTTGACAAAGGTGTTTACTGACTTTACACAATCTTTTTCTGTTCCTGCCGATGATAATAACAATTCTATTTTTAAACATTACTATGATGCTCAGATAGTAAACGGATTTGACGCACGTATAAAAGTAGAAGCAAGAATAGATTTAGGCGGTGTAACTTATAAGAAAGGAAAGATACAATTAAACGGAGCAAGTTTAAAAAGTAACGTGCCAGTAAATTATAAGATTGAATTTTTCGGAGACACTATAAAGATCAAAGACTTTATAGGAGATGACAAATTAAGCGACCTAGACTTTAGTGCATACGATCATAACTACAATGCTGCAACAATAAAAACAGGGTTAACCGCTCAGCTTTTTAGCGGGGTCATTAAGTATCCTTTAATATCTTATAAGCGTAGGTTTTTATTTTCAGACACCCAACTTGACAATGAAGATAATATAAATATAAAATACGATGCAGCCTTTACAAGTGGCTTAGACTGGCAAGAATTAAAGCCAGCAATTAAAGCGGATGCAATAAGGCTAGCTATACAAGACGAGTATGATTTAACTTTTACAGATGATTTCTTTGCACGTGCTGAATGGCAAAATCTTTATATGTCATTAGGTAATGGAAAAAATGATCAAAACGAATTTAGTAGTAATTTAGTAGAAAACTATGACCTTAACATCTATCAATTCCCTAACACTTTAAATCAATTCAGGGCGGAATTAAGAGCCGAAGTAAATATAACAAGTGGATTAAGCGTTCCTTATAGATTTGTTTTTCTATCTAATGGAGAGCGCATATATGAAAGCCCTATAACTACAAATATAAATCAAGTTCATTTTTTTAATTATGGTCTTTTAGATTATGGAAATTACGAATTTGATTATATAATAGAATCGACTGGTATTTTTACTGCTGATGTAAATACAAGGTATCAAACAAGGGCTTTTTTTAATGTTGCTTCGGCTATAGTTTTTACAGAGAGTAGAGATACTACAATCACAACAACAAATCCAAATGTAATACTATCAAAGGTAATGCCTGACCTTAAGGTTACAGAATGGTTTGCTGCAATTGTAAAAGCTTTTAACCTAACTATTGAGCCTTTAGAAAATGGCAACTTATATGTAAATGATTTGCCTTCCTGGTACAATAGCGGGCAAATTATAGACGTGTCTAATCATGTAGATATTGATACGCTAGACGTTGAGCGGGGTAAGTTGTATAATGAGATTGATTTCGGGTATAAAGACCAGCAAAGCTTACTGGCTGAAGAGTATGAGGCGCAATTTGGTCAGCAATTTGGAGGCTTTGAGAACGATTTACAAGGCATAGCGGCAGAAGATGCGTTAAAAATAGAGCTTCCTTTTGAAAACCCACAATTTGAAAGGCTTTTACCTAGTACAAATCAGTACGCTTTTATCGTAGATAAGAATTTACAGAAGTATAACAACGCACCTTTTTTACTTTATGCTCCTAATTTAGAGTTAACAACGTCTAATTTGATAGGTTTTAGTGGCGATTCTTACGAGTTAATAGAAAATGTTAACACGCCAAGCCATGCAATCAATTTAGTTGATGGATTTGCAGCACAATTTAACGTAGAATTTAACGAATACAACGGTGGGTTATTAGCTGACAACCTATACAGTAGATTTTATAGTGATTATCTAAACGACATTTTTAGCCCACAACGTAGACAATTTACAATCAATGCAAATCTACCTATAAATATAGCGGCAAACC